TCAAGTTTGTAGAGAACATATGTGTAATATGATCAATAAAGACTTAGAGGCTACTAAAGAATGGATAAAAGAAGAGTTTAGATTACAGACCCCAGGTAGTACTAATGATGTGCCTTTAATATTAGTTAAGGCTGTAGGTAATAGTGCAAGTGAACAAGGCGATAAACTTGCTAAAATATTTCCTAAGATAGATAAGGTTAAGGCATATTTAAATCCTTCATCCGTACAAGAATGGTTTATAGATGTTCATTCAGGTAAAGAAAAGTTAACTCTATTGATGACAATTAGAAGTGATAGTGAGTATAGAGAAGCAAAACAAAAAGGTAAGTTAGGTGCATATATGGGGTTAAAGTTATTATATAGAGGGTACAAATAGTATAAATATTAACAAATGGAAAATAAATATTGCGAAGATTGTGGTCACGATTGTCCTGAAATGTGTCAGGACTCTGCTTGTGAGTGCAAATGTTGTGAATAATTGACTATATTATATTAATGGAGAAGGCGAATAATGCAAGGGTTTTTACAGTACCTCGTAGAGGCAAAGAACACCCACCTAGAACACTTAGAAGATGATATAATTAATAATGGAAGTAGTGGGGCGTTAAACGCCATAAACTTTTTGAAGTCTATTAGACAAATGTTTTCTGGTGGTGGAAAGAGAACTAGTTTGACGGTTAAATGGGACGGTGCTCCAGCAATAGTCTGTGGGACAAATCCTGATAACGGTCGTTTCTTTGTTGGTACAAAGTCTGTATTCAATAAAACTCCTAAAATTAACTACACATCCTCAGATATCAGAAAGAATCATACTGGTGCTGTGGCTGAAAAATTAGAAATCTGCTTGAGGGAGTTGCGAAAGTTAGGTATCAAAGGTATCCTACAAGGGGACTTATTATTTACAAGAGGTGAATTAAAGACTGCTAAGATTGAAGGTGAATCAAATATTGTATTCACTCCTAATACTATTACATATGCAGTACCTGTCGGAACTCCCCTTGCAAGTAGAATCGCAAATGCTAATATCGGCATTATTTTCCATACAACATATAAAGGCAAATCATTCTCAACATTGAGTGCTAGTTTTGGTGCGAATGTTAGAGGTTTAAGAAAATCAAGAAGAGTGTTTTTTGATGACGCAACTTATAAAGACGCCACAGGTGCTAAGTTTAGTTCTGGTGAACAGGCAAAGTTTGATAATGTATTAAGAATGGCTATGGGTTCAGTAGGTAAAGGTTCTTTATTTATGGATAAACTTAAAAAAGATACAAACATATTATCTGTTGGTGTACAACTAAAGGCATACTTTAATTCTTATATAAGAGCAGGTACAGCGTTGGGTAATACAAAAAAACTTGCAGGTCAATTTGCTGGATTTTATAAAGATAGAATACAACAGGAGATAGATAAAGTAAAACAACCCAACACAAAGAAAAAATATAAAGATATTCAAGAGGCAGGTATGAGATTTATAAAAGGTAATTCTGAGGGATTATATTTTTGTATCGCTACTTACTTGTCATTACAAAATGCTAAACTTTTATTATTAAATAAATTAAGAAGTGTACAAAGTATAGGTACATTCTTGAAAACAGATAAAGGATTTAGAGTAACCAGTCCAGAAGGATTTGTTGCGATTAAATCTTCAGGTGCTGTAAAACTTGTAGATAGAATGGAGTTTAGTAGAGCAAACTTTAACATAGCAAAAGATTGGGTAAAAGGTTGAGAATAGTGCCAAAAACTTTAAAACAATTTTTAGAAGAAATGAGCATGGTAACTATTGTGATGATAGGTGGTCCTGGGTCAGGTAAATCTACATACTCAAAATATATCTCAGGTCATTTTGATATACCTCATATCTACACTGGCGATATGATGAGAGACTTACAGAAAAAAGATCCTGAAGTTGCGAAGATTATGGATAGAGGTGATCTAGTTCCCATTGACAAAGTTATGAAGGCACTTAGAAACAGACTAGCAAAAGACGATACAGATAACGGATATATATTAGATGGGTTTCCTAGAAACTTAGAACAGTTTAATAAGATGAGACAAGAAGGTATTGATTACAAATATGTTGTATATCTAAATGTATCTGAGGGTGAAGTAATAAAGAGATTGACTGCTCGAGGTAGAAAAGATGATAAACCAGAGATTATAAAAAATAGATTAAAAGTATATGAGAAAGAAACAGGACCTGTTCTTAATAAATTTAGACAAGAGAAAAATAAGTTTATTGAAATCAAGGCAGAGGGAAAAGATCCTGAATCTATCTCTGCTGATATTATAGGGGCAATAGAAGATCGTGGCTAAAAGTTTTTTTGATTTTAGAAAGACATTATCTGAAGATATAGATTATAGTTTAAAAGACTTGGTTTATTATAATGAGGATGCTCTTAAAGAATCTATGGATAAAGTTGAGCAGTATGATCAAAAACATTTTAAAGATGGTTGGCAAAGTATAGAACTCACACCACCACCTGAAAATGATAGTCAAGAAACTAAAGAAGAATTACAAGAAATTATAGATGAGCAAACAACTAGGACTAAAGATGATGAAAACTCAATTTATGTTTCTGACTTTATGGAATCATTTCACTTTAGAGAATATCTAAATGAAAATAATTTAGATTACAGATCAAGTGAGATTACTGCTATCATAGATGATGTTTGGAAAATAACAAGAACACATAAAAACAAATACAATAGACCTAGACCATATCAAGTTGCAAAAGCATTGAACATGGACTTTGATACTATGTATGGTACGACAATGAAAACGCCTTCTTATCCTAGTGGGCATAGTTGCGGTAGTAGATTAGTTGCTGAGTACCTTGCAATTCAACACCCAGCACATAGAAAACAATTCATAGATATTGCTGAGAAGGTTGGTAAAGGTAGAATACAAGCCGGGTTTCATTATGAGTCAGATCACGAAGCAGGAGTTGAACTTGCATTAAAGGTTTTACCTTACCTAGAAATATCTAAACAAGAATTATTAGAATCAATCATAGACTTACCTAGAAAAGATTATTCAAGAACCGTATTTGATAACTACGATACAGAAAAACCTGTATTGAAACCTATGGTTAAAAAGATGATTGAAGATCAGATAAGAGACTTCAATAGAGTTGCACCTGTAATTAAATATAGACTTATTGGTAGTATCCTAACAAAGAGATATAGAAAAGACGCTGACTTAGATATCAATGTTTTATTTGATGTTGCTGATGAGGATAAAGAAGCGATGTCTGAAAAGTTAAGAGAGATAGTTAGGGATGTAAATGGTAAAAATGTACCAGGTTCAGTACACCCAGTTAATTATTTTGTAATTGTAGATAAATCAGTTTACGACAAAGCAAATAAAATGGCCGATGATGTCTTTGACATTGTACATGATAGATTTGAAAAAAGAACTCAATCTAAACCATTTGATATAGAAGATTATATGAAAGAGTTTAGAGCAAGAGTAGAAAAAATAGATATCGCTAAAGGCGAATTTAAAAGAGATTTAGTTGACTATAAAGAATTAGTTGAACTAGATGATGACGATATTGAAAACCTTAGAGATAGAATTCAAGGTAAGATTAAAGAATTAGAAGATGATATTAACACACTAATAGATATGAAAGATGACGCCCTAGATAAGAGAAAGTCTGGGTTTGAAGGCGAAATGACACCAGAAGATATTAAAAAGTATGGTGTACGAAATAAACTGCCTAACAATGTAGTTTATAAAATGTTAGAGAAGTATTATTACTTTGAGTTTATAAACAAACTTAAAGAAATAATAGGAGATGACAGAGAATTATCTGATAAAGAAGCAGATAGTTTGATGTCTGTCGGAGAGGCGTTAGATAGAGACTCTACAATCGTTTTTGCCTTCGGTAGGTTCAACCCTCCTACTATTGGGCACGCAAAACTTATGAACACCGTGAAACAGGTCGCTAGAAAAGAACGGGCTAACAGCCAAGTTTTTGCTAGTGCCTCTTCCGATCCTAGAAAAAATCCACTAGATCAAACCAGTAAAGTTAAGTTTATGAAAAAGATGTTTAAAGGTTCAAACATTAAATCTGCTGGTGGCAATCAAAGAACATTTATGGAGATATTAAAAACATACGACAAGATGTATGGCAAAGTTATTATGATTGCAGGTAGTGATAGAATAAATGAGTTTCAAAAACTTGCAGACAAATACAATGGCAAAGATTACAATTTTAAATCTATTAAGATTGTATCTGCTGGTGAAAGAGATCCTGACGCCGATGGCGCTTCAGGTATGAGTGCAAGTAAAATGAGAGACGCTGCTAAGAATGATGATTTAAAATCATTTACAATGGGCGTAAAAGGTTTGTTGTCAGATAAAGATATCAAAGACCTTTATAATGCTACACGAAAAGGTATGGGCATTAGAGAGGGCATTGAAACATTTGCTGACTATCTTAATAATGATATACGAGAGGACTATATTAAAGATAAAATTTTTAACATAGGTGATATGGTCGAGAATATAGAGAACGGAACTTCTGGCATGGTGATCAGGCGTGGACCGAACTATGTGGTATACGAAACTGATGAGCAAGAAGTCAAGAAAGCTTGGCTATATGACTTAGTAGAATCAACTAAGGAGAATCTTAATGCTAACAATCAAACAAATCAACCAGCTAAACAAACTAGTGAATCATCAAATCTCACATCCGCATCCGTGGAAGAATTACAATCAACAACGGACCAAGATACAGACGAACTTGATAGATTACTTGCCGACCTGGATGAGGATACGAAAGCAGAAAGACAGGAGATATCGAAGAACGAAGATGAAACAGCTAGTAAATTCATCGAGGAGTTGGAACTAGAATTTTCATTACCAACTGGTCGTACAACCGACTGGATAAGAGCAAAGACCGTAGATAGAAAAGCAATTAACTATGGTATAAACACATTTAAAAAGAAAATGACAGCCGTCAAAGACAAATTTAAGTTGGCGGCTGACATAGCACAATCACTAGGTATTGGGTTGAGAGAATTTCAATCAGCACTTCAGGCAATTAAACTACTACCTGAGTCATATGGTATAGGCACAATAGAGTATGCAAAACACGCCTTTGAATTGACACCAGGTCAAAACATTAAAAATTATAGAAAAACCACGAATCAGATTAATAAAGAAGATATAGAAAAGTGGGCAGATGAAGAAGGTACAATAGATAAATATAAGGAACGATATAAGAGATCATGGAAATCAGAACTTAAAAAGTCTGTTGCGAGAATGTTAGATGAAATCTGATATTAAGAGGGCAATAGAAAATGGCCCTCAACCTGTTGAATTATCGTCAGGTCACATATTGTTTGATAAAAGCTATATGAATACTTGGCGAAAAGATATTGAAAAAGGTGTCATATTTGAGGGTGATGATAGATTATTTAAAGAGATTTTATCTGATACAAAAATATATGGTGAATATGGTTGTGGCAATTCTACAAAGTGGGTATTAGAAAATACAAACGCTATTGTTAAGTCAGTAGAGACAGTAGAAAAAATTGCAAATAAATATGAGGGTGTTCACTATGTTAATGTAGGACCTATAACTGCTTGGGGTAGACCCGAAAGTTATGAGTTTAGAGATAAGTTTATAGAATATACTGATTGGATCTGGCAAGATGATAAACCAGATACAGTATTAGTTGATGGAAGATTTAGAGTTTGTTGTTTTCTTTCATCACTTAAATATGCTGATACAGGAACGAAAATAATAATTGATGATTATATAAATTATCCTGTGTATCATATTGTAGAGAAGTTTGTTAAAAGGGAAGAAGAATGTGGTCGTCAATGCCTATTCATTGTTCCTGATAACATAGATTATGAAGAACTTGATATAGAGATAAATAACTTTAGGTGCGTAATGGATTAATATGAAATTTAAAGACTACATAAAAGAAGCAAATGAGTGGGGAATATTACCTCACGAACTTACTGAGGCTGAACATCAAGGTAAAAAGGTCAATTTAAATGACCCAATGAGAACACCTGACGGCCCAAAAAAGTTTGCAGTCTATGTTAAAGACGGAGATAAAGTTAAAAAGGTAACATTTGGTGACCCAAATATGTCTATCAAAAGAGATAGTCCTGAAAGAAGAAAATCATTTAGAGCTAGACATAATTGCGATAACCCAGGACCTAAAACAAAAGCACGATATTGGTCTTGTTTTCAATGGCGTGCAGGAGCAAAGGTGGACAACTAATGAAAAGTAAATATTCAAAAACCACTCGTCAACTTTTAGATGAGATTAGACAAAATCAATTAGACGAAACAATCACAGCAGTTAAGAATAAGGCAAAGAAAACTGGTATGCCTTACGGTATACTTAAAAAGGTTTACGATAGAGGTATGGCTGCATGGAAAGGTGGTCATAGACCTGGGGCAACTCAGATACAATGGGCATTGGCAAGAGTAAACAGTTTTGTAACCAAGTCATCAGGAACTTGGGGCGGTGCAGATAAAGACCTTGCTAAAAAAGTTAGAGCAACTGAGGGATTTGATCCTGAATGTCCTATTTGCAATGGCGGAGAGTGTCAATGTGCAACTCCAGAAGTAGGCAGAGTATGTGAAGATTG